CGTATTTTAGCAAATGAATTATGATTTCTTATCTGAAATATTGTTATTCTCTTTTCTTCATTTACTGCCTTACGATCTTCATTATCAATCTTCACATCGTGCGTCCACCTCATAGTCTTTACAGACTGGTGAAACTCGCTACGATTTCCTTCTTGAACGATAGCTTCATATAGTCTTCCCTTCTTCTTTTTCCCTATATTCGACTTTATATATCTATGAAGTCTCTCCTTCGTTTTCTCTGGAAGTCTATGGATATGTTTATCTTGAGCCTGTCTAATACACCACGCATAGTGATGTGCTAGTGCCATTCTAGAATTTTCCGAATAGACGCAGTCATTAATGACTACGAGGATATCGTTACATTCTTCGTTAAGATTCAAACACTTCCAATTAATAGTCTTCACTTTCTTTCCATTCACATAAGTTTTGGAATTAAGTTCGACAGTATCTATAGATATCCCAGTTTTTTCTTTATTCACTACTACCCCGGCTTTACTACAATGGAAATTCCAAAATCCATATAGTTGGCCACTCGTCTCTATCTCCCTGAATGCAATATCATCTCCGTTTATCTTACACTTATAAGAAGAAAAGAATTTAAAATCCTTTCGTAATCTTCTACATTCGTCGGCCAGTGCCATATCAAAGATAGCTCTATTCCATATACACAATATTGGAAATGACATGAGCGCCCCCATTGGCTGACCCTTCTTCCACTCTCTCCCAGTCTCAGAGTCAATAACCCTCCCAAATATTCGTAATGCTTTCCTTTCTTCTTGACCTAGGCATACTGCCTTTTCGAGTAAGACATCGACAACTATGTCTACATATCTTCTCTTTATTAAATCGGTAGCAGAACTATAATCCCCTGAGACTAATTCTCCCTCTCCACTACTCATTATCTCTTTAACGTCATCTTCTGTAAATTCTCCTCTAACATGTACTTTCTTCTTCGTTATAAAATCGTAAAGCGCCTTATGTGCAGGTCTCAAGATAGACATAGACTCTGAAAAAACAGAGACTATACGCTCCTTACCAGAAGCGGCTACTGCAGATATCTTCGCGAGAGGGCTAAACGGATTATCACTCTTTATCCAGTTACCATGTTTTCTCCTTCCATTTTCTAATGTCGCCGCACCGTTCGGCACATATTGTTTAATATCTCCCTCGACTCTCGATCTCTTGTCCCATCCATAGTCGATGATCTGACTAACCGAACGTTTAAACAACGCTAAGTGTTTCTCATCGATCGTCCTATCATCCGATTCCATACTCTCTTTA